GAATCTGATAAGAAGTATGCAGAAGAAGCAAGAAAGCGCAGAGAAAAAGAAGCGCAAGACTTGTTGAAATTAAGACAATTACAATCACAACAATTGAATTCATTGCTTGATCAGATTGCACAAGAAGAAGAAGATTATCAGACCAGCGCAAGACAGAAAGAAATCAATTCAGTGACAGATCACTATTTTGAACTGATTACGAAAGCAGAAGAATATGGTCAAGATGTTACAATCTTGACAGAAGCAAGGGATGCGAAAGTATTTGCGATTGAAGAAAAATATCGCAAGATGACACAAGATGCAATTGACAAAGCGAATCAATTGCGAATGAATGAAGAAGAAGAACTTGATGAATTGATATATCAAGCTGGATTGTCAGCAAGAGAAAAAGAACTTTCGAATTTGAATGATTACTATTTTGAGAAAATAACCAGAGCAGAAGAATTCGGTCTTGACACATCTGCACTTCTTGCTGAACAGAAAAAGAAAGAAGCAGAAATCGAAGAAAAATATCGAAAGGAACAAGAACAAAAAGATCAAGAATCACTTCAAAAACGTGGTGCATTGTACACTGCACATCTTGACACATTGTCTGGTGGTCTTGAATCGTTGAACAATCTGAATGATCTTGTGACAACAATTCAGATGGAACGTGCAGAAGGCAACGAAGCGAAGCAAGAAGCAATTCAGAAAAAATCGTTTGAACGAAACAAAAAGATTCAAATCGCACTTGCAACAATTCAAGGAATTCAAGGTGTGATCAATGCACTGACTGCACAATCTGTATTGCCAGAACCATTCGGTTCAATTCAGAAAGCAGTACAAGCAACTGTTGTTGCAACAGCAACTGCATCGAATATCGCCAAAATAAAAGCGACTAAATTTCAAGGTGGCGGATCTGTGTCTGCTGGTGGTGGCGGTGGTGTGCAAGGTGCATCAGCATCTTCATTCAGTATAGGTGATGATACAAGTTCAGCACAAACGATGTTGAATCCAGATGGAACACAATCACAATCTGGAACTGGTCAAGCGGTGCAAGTGTTCGTGACAGAAACGGATATTTCAAACGTGCAACAGAATGTTCAACAGATTGATGTTAGGTCAACTTTTTAATATAATCAGCACCAGAGACATTCAGAAAGTCACCACCAATTGACAAACATCCATGAATGGACAACAACGATGACGCACGTTTCTTGTCGAACTTTATCAGCTTTGTATTGTCAATAGGTTGGAATCGAATCGGAACATGAACATTGAAATACAATGATTTGATGAAATGTGGATTTTCTTTCCATTCGATTCGTGACATCAAATCAATCAAAAGTTTTGAATTGAACACCACTGGTTGATGACATTCGAATGAACGTATATTGTGACCATTATGTTTCAACCAGTGCATCGTGTTTGATGTTGCAGTGTTCCAATTTGCTGATGCACGATCTTTTCGTTCTAGGTCATCAAGTGATCCATGTGTGATGTTCAGATCATATCTATCATTGATGAAGAAGTCATCGTTCATATAAATGAATGAATCGTATATGAATGCAGACTGCAAACATTTAGCAGTCACATTTGAACCACGATCTTTGAATGAATCTTTGAATGGAATATTGACATCTTCAAATCCACATCGATCACCGATGGTGACAATTTCAGAATCAGAGTAATATTTTCGAACCATTCTGATTGAATGTTCAATGCAGAAATTATCACCTTTGAATTTATACGGATACACGAACACTTTTGTTTTCATACACTTTAACACATTATACAAACGAATATACACAAATGGATACAAATTTGCCGATATACGAAATCAAGATTGATTTGTCTGATGAAAATACTGGTGTTGAATATAACAGTCTGGTTCATGATCCAGCGCATATGATATCATTTCAGACATTTAAGAAGGTGCAAAGATATGAATTCAACGATGAAGAAAAAGTTGTTTCTGGTGTGGCAATTTCTGCTGATACACCAATTTATCGGAACGATGGATTCGATGAATATTATGTTGTGTTCACAAAGGATGCAATAAAAGACATCATTCACGATTATGCACGAAATAATCGATTCAATAATCTAAACATTGAACATGATGATAAAGATGTTGCAGAAGGTGTGTACATGATTCATTCGTATCAGATTGACAAGTCGAAAGGATTCACTGCACCAGAACGATTCAAAGATGCAAATGATGGTTCATGGATTACATCATACAAATTCGAAAATGATGAATTGTATCAGCGTGTGAAGTCTGGTGAAATGACTGGATTCAGCATTGAAGGAACATTCGTGATGGATGAATTCAGAGCATTCAAACGTATTTCTGAACTTCTTGATCAGATTGAATTGAAGATGTCAAAAAAAAAACTTCAATAAGTAAATTCGAATCATACACTGACTATCCAAAGTCAGCATCAGAGAATGCACAAGTCGCATTGAATTATGCTGAAAAAAATGGATGGGGTTCGTGTGGTACAGCAGTCGGAAAACAAAGAGCAAATCAACTTGCGAAAGGTGAACCGATATCAGAAGAAACGATTGCAAGGATGGCAGGATTCGAAAGGCATCGACAGAATTCAAAAAAGAAACTTGGTGATGGTTGTGGTCGATTGATGTGGTTGGCATGGGGTGGTGATGAAGGGATTGCATGGGCGCAAAGAAAGCTGAAACAAATCAGAAATGAAGAAGATTGATTTGAAAAAACATACACTTGTACACAATACATTGAACATAAATTTTTTTATCAAATGAAATTTGAAGTATTTAACAAAATCATTGACAGATTGGAAGCGGTTGCATCTCAATTTGCTGATGATAATACTGATCAAGTTTCAACGAACGAAGAAGTTTCTGAAACGATGGAAGCGGAAACAACAGAAGAAACAAGTGAATCGTTTGCAGAAGCGGTTCTTGTTGATGGTACTGTTGTTTCATACGAAGGTGATCTTGCACCTGGTACTGCTGTTTTTATCGTGACAGAAGAAGGTGATCAAGTTCCTGCGCCAGAAGGTACACATGCAATTGGTGGGGAATTGGAAGGTCTTTCAATCGTTGTTGATGCTGATGGTATTATCACAGAAGTAATTGACGAACGTGTGGAAACGGCATCCGATGAAGAAGAAAAAGAAGAAGAAATGTCAAATGATGTGAACGTTGAAGAAGTGATTGATGAAAAGATGTCTGAACTTGTTGATCCAATCAACAAAATTGCAGAAGGTCTTGAAGCATTGGTTGCTGAAAACAGCGCATTGAAGTCTGAACTGGAAGGATTGAAATCTGAATTCAACGAATTCAAACAACTTCCATCAGCAATTGAGGAAAAATCAAAATTTTCACGAGCAGAAAAAAGATCAGTTCGTGAAAACTATTTATTAAATCTTAGAAAAAACAGATAAAATGTCTTTAAAAAAATACATTAAATCGAACTTTGACTTTGACGTTTCTGGATTATCTGCATACGTTGACGAGCAAAGAGATGAAATTCTTGTGAAACAAGTCACAAGAGGAAAAACACTTGATTACATCACAATTCAAGAAGGTATCAAGGGAAGTGAAGAAATCAAATTGATGGATGATACATTGACGTATCAAGCTGGTGACTGTACAATGACAGCATCTGGTGACACAGTGTTCACTGATCGTGCGATCAGCGTTGAAACACTTGGATTCATGAAGAAGTTCTGCCAGAAAGATCTTGCAGGCTTCTGGACACAATTGAATCTTCGTGCTGGTGCAATGGATGAAGACAAAGAACTTCCATTTGAACAAGCGATTGTTGATTATCTTTTATCACTTCATTCAAACGAACTTGACAAATTGATGTGGCGTGGTAACAAAACAACTGGAACTGGAAACCTTGCATTCATGAACGGATTCAGATCGTTCTTGACAACTGGTGGTGGTTGTGTTGATCTTAACACATCAGCAACAGCATCGATCACGAATTCAAATGCATACGATGTGTTCTATGAGTGTTTCGTGAATTCACCAGAAGCAGTTGCAGAATCAGCAGATTTCGTTTGTTTCACTGGTCGCGAAAACTTCAACAAATTAATCAAGAACTTGGTTGACTTGAATTTCTTCCATTATTCAGTTGATCAGATTGCTGAACTTGATGCAGTGACTGTTCCAGGAACTGACATGGTTGTTCGTAAAGTTGTTGGATTGAACACACTTGATAACATATACACTGGTCGTGCAAGTCATTTTGTATTCGGTACGGATCTTCAAGGTGATCTTGACAACTTCGATCTTTGGTATTCGCAAGATAATGATGTAATCTATCTACGATCTAAATTCAGAGCAGGGGTGCAAGTTCCTTTCTTGGATCAAATCGGAGTGTGGAACGGAACATCTTCACCGAACTAGAATTGAATAATTAACAGCAGGGTGTTTCGGCATCCTGCTTTTTGAAACTAAAAAAAAGACAGAAGAAATGGCTTGCGTAAT